ACGAAGCGAGGTACATAATGAACGATACATTGATTGACGCACACAAACAAATATCCGGTTTTTTTGAGCCAGAATCTCCAAAGGTAGAACAAGTTGGCAACAACGAGGTTGCCGCTATCGCCGATCTTTGTAAGCGAGCGAATGAGAAGAAGGAGCTGATTACGAAGATGGAGGAAGAGCTGAAGCAGTTAAAAAAGGAGCTGCTTACAATCACCGACGAAGACATTCCCGATACCATGACAGAAATCGGCGTGTCAGAGTACAAGCTCATCGACGGAAGCTCCGTCACCTTAAAACCCACCTACGGCGCACATATCAGCGAGGCCAACAAAGAAGAAGCTTTCCAGTGGTTACGCGACAACAAATGCGACGACATCATCAAGAATACGGTGTCCGTTCAATTTGGTCGCGAGGAAGACGAAAAAGCTTTGGCTTTCAAGGAACTTGTAAAGGAACAGAAATACGAACCCGAGCAAGTTACCAAAATTCATCCTCAAACATTGGTTGCGTTTATCAAAGAACGCATCGAGAAGGGGTTGGAAATACCAAACAATTTGTTCGGAGTTTGGGCCGGACAACGAGCAGTCATCAAGAAGGGGGACAAGTAATCATGGCAAAAGATATCCAAGAAAAGCAAACTGGAGAGGTGGCATTGGCGGCAATGTTCGAGGAAGCGGTCAACGATGAAAATCTTGGCGCAGAGGATTTAGCTCTTCCGTTTCTTAAAATATATTCCGGGCAAGAAGATTTTGAAATCGACGGCAAGAAAGGTGACCTTTTTAATACGGTCACTAACGCCGTGTACCCAGGTGCGGAAGGGGTTCGCGTAATTTTTTGTGCTTATCAGAAGCGGTTCATCGAGTGGGCACCAAGGGGTTCGGGCACTGGAGCACCGGTCAACATTTTTGAGCCCCATGAAGAAAGGCCAAAAACTGAAAGAGACCCCGACACCAACAAAGACATGGTGGTGCAAGGCAATGGCAACTACATTGAGGAGACTCATCAACATTTTTGCCTTGTATTAAGTGACGACGGCACGGCGGACAACGTGTTGGTCATAATGAAAGGCACGCAGTTGAAAAAAAGTCGAAAGCTCAATTCGATGTTGACGTCTCAAAAAATGAAGGGCAAAGACGGTGTTTATACGCCGGCACGGTTTTGTTACGTCTGCAACCTAAAAACTGTGCGCGAAGAAAACGCCAAAGGCAATTGGCATGGTTTTGAGGTGTCCATCGAAGGTCCGGTTCAAGAAGCGGATTTATTCCAACAGGCTAAAAGCTTTCACGAAAGCATCACAGCCGGTGACATTAATATTAAACACGAAAGTGATGAGGTGCAGGAAGAAAAGCACGCATTCTAATTCACGGGGGCCTTAAGGCCCCTTTTTTCGTGAGGTATTATGGATTTCCAAAAATTCAAAGAGATCTTTGACGGTCTTCAAGCCGCCTACGGCTATTTTCGGATTGAGAAAACTGCCGCTAACGGCAAGAACACAGGCAAGGCGGGCATTCTGCGTCAACCACGGACCGAGGGCCTTTGGGAAGCACATCTTAAAGGCAGTGGTCAGGGTCTCGGCATTATTCCAATCAATGAGAACAATCAGTGTAAGTGGGGTTGCATCGACATCGATGAATATCCTCTTGATCACAAACTGTTGATTGAGAAGATCCGACGCATGAAGCTCCCCCTGGTGGTTTGTCGAAGTAAATCAGGGGGTGCTCATTGTTTTTTATTTAGTGCTGAATGGATAGACGCAAAGGACATGCAACACGCATTGCAAAATATTAGTGCCGCCCTCGGTTATGGCGACAGTGAAATATTTCCGAAACAGATTACCCTGCATCTGGAGCGGGGAGATGTAGGCAACTTTTTGAACTTACCCTATTACAACCATGAGGAGGGCCTGAGATACGCTATTCTTGATGACGGTACCTCTGGCACCCTTGAAGAGTTTTACGGCCTCTACGACGCTCATGTGCAGTCTCCAGAGCAAATTATAGCCTTGCAAGTCACAAAGAACGGTGACGGCGATATGCTTAAAGATGGTCCGCCATGTTTGCAGATCATCTGCACCGATAAAATCAGCGAAGGTGGACGCAATAATGGTCTATTTAACATCGGTGTTTACTTGCGAAAGGCGTTCCCAGACTCATGGGAAGATGAAATTTTAAAGTACAACATGGAGTATCTGTCGCCGCCTCTGCCGTTGAATGAAGTTAATATCGTGGCAAAGCAGTTGCAACGTAAAGATTACGCTTACAAGTGCTCTGACGCCCCAATCAACTCACATTGCAACAAGATGCTTTGTCAGACTCGAAAATACGGAGTTGGAGCCGCCGTGCAGGGCGCGAGCATCGCCAATCTTAGAAAATACAACAGCTCACCACCGGTATGGTTCATGGACGTCAACAGCGAGCCGCTCGAACTTGACACGGAAGCCCTGCTGAATCAGGCAACCTTCCAGAAAGCGTGCATGGAACAATTAAATTTTATGCCACGGTCTGTTCAGAAACAGCAGTGGGAGTCACGGATTTCGACACTGATGACTGAGATGAAGGACAACGACTCCGCCATCATCGAGGTTTCCCAGGATGCATCTATTTCTGGTCAGTTTTTTGATTATTTAGAGGAGTTCTGCCGTCATTTACAGCAAGCGCAGGACAAAGAAGAGATATTACTGCGGCGCCCCTGGACCGATGAAGAGACCGGGCTTACGTATTTCAGGCTGAAAGACTTTGAATCTTTTTTGAAGAAGAACAAGTTCTTTGAGTATAAAAGCCACAAGATTGCACAGCGCCTACGTGACATCAATGGCGAGAGCGTGGTGCTGAAGATCAAGAAGCGTTCGGTGCGTGTGTGGCAAATCCCGGCTTTTGACAGTGCAGATGTAGACATCACAACCCCATCATTCGGAGGAGAGGAGATACCATTTTGAGCGATAATGAGGCAAGAAACTTGAAGATTTTGGAGATGCATTTGAGCCACATGACAAATGTGGCGATCGCACAGCGGGTTGGTTTGACGCCCGAGCGAGTGCGGCAGATCGTCGCAGAGATGAAGAAGTCGATGAATGTTTAGAATTTTTGGGCCTCCAGGCACCGGTAAGACCACGACGTTGCTTAACATGGTGGACGACGCTCTCGAGTCTGGGACCATGCCTCATGAGATTGCTTTTTTAGCTTTCACACGCAAAGCCGCTAATGAGGCAAAAGAAAGGGCGGCTAACCGATTCAACCTCGATGCAAAGAAAGACCTGCAATATTTTCGCACTCTCCATAGTCTGGCCCTGATCACGACAGACATTCAGTCGGATCAAGTGATGGGCAACGCGCAATACAAGGAGCTGTCCGGCGCGATTGGCGTCACGCTAGGCGGACAAGGGTCCACGGGTCTGGATGATGATCTGCCCTCAATGGTTTCAAGCTCTGATCCGATTCTAGGATTGATTAATCTGGCGCGTCTCAGGCGCATAGATTTACGCCAACAATACAATGAATCATCAATTGAATATGATTGGAACACGGTCAGCTACGTGGATAAGTGTCTGACCGAGTACAAAGAAAAAATGAATCTGTACGACTTCACCGATATGCTCGAGATGTTTGTGAAGCAAGCACATTTTTGCTGTCCAAAATTTAAGCTGGTGTTTCTGGATGAGGCACAAGATTTGAGCCCCTTACAGTGGGAGATAGCTCATGCTTTAGATCAGCATAGCGAAAAAATGTATGTGGCAGGAGACGATGATCAGGCCATCTATAAGTGGGCCGGCGCGGATGTGGATGCTTTCATCAATTTGCCCGGAGGGGCCGAGACGCTGTCCCAGAGCTACCGGGTGCCCTCGAACGTGCATCATCTGGCCGAAACGATCGTGAGCCGTATACACAGGCGATTCCCAAAGCGGTACGAGCCGCGCAAAGCCACCGGTCGCGTGTCACGGATCAGCACCCTGGACAGTGTGAACATGGAATCAGGGACATGGTTGATTCTTGCTCAAGCGGGATACCACCTACAGCCGGTTGCAACTGATCTTAAAAGCAACGGATACCTATTTAATTATCGGGGACACCGATCAATCAGCGAAAAGATTAGCGACGCAGTCAACGGATGGGAGCAACTGCGAAAGGGCAGAGAAGTCAGCGGGGAAGTAGCAAAGAAGATTTACAGTTTGATGAGCAGTAAAGACCGTATTAAACGAGGGTTCAAGAAGCTTTCGGGGGTCGATGACAATGAGCTGGTCACACTAGATTATTTGATCGAGCATCAAGGTCTCCTGGCAACGAAGGAGATGATTTGGAGCGAGGCGATGGACCGAATACCGGACTCTGAGCGAGCCTATATCACGGCGTTGCTCAGACGTGGGGAGAAGTTCAATGGATTGCCACGTATTACGGCGTCCACGATTCACGGTGCCAAGGGCGGCGAGGCGGACAATGTTGTATTGTTTACGGACCTGAGTCCTGCGGCGGACGAAGCGATGCAGTACAACCCGGATGACCTGCACCGGGTCTTCTACGTAGCGGTTACGCGAACAAAAGAAAACTTGTATATAATTGAGGGCGAAGATGTTACGAGAAGTTATGACCTTTGATATTAGCGTTTTTGCTCGTTGTAATCGTCGATCAGGAGCCGGTGTCCGATGAATTTATGCTCTTTCGGGACGCTTATCGGTGCCAGTTTTTTGCCAATATTATTGAGCAAGGCAGATGGTCTCCGCAAAATCGCAATTATTGGCGTCAAAAAAATGTTACGGCATATTGCATACCAAAAAGGGTACCTGCTACCCGCAAATTCTACGACTAGGAGTTTATACATGTGGCAAATCAGCGCGGTGCTAGGCATCGCACTCATGACAACCGGGGGCGCGTTTAAGGTTTATTACGACAAAGCGCAAGCCGAGAAAGAAACAATGGCTTTGGAAATTAAGCAAGCGGCTCAAAACCAAGTCATCTTGGAAAACAGCATCAAAAGCTTAAATGATCAGGTCCTGCAAGCTGAAGAAGATAAAAAGCGTGCGTTCGAACAAATTAACGTGTTGCAAAAAGCAAACGAAGAGGCGCGTGCAGAGGTAAGCAATTTGAAAAACAAGTTTGCCAAGCATGACATGAACGTTTTGAGTTTGCGGAAACCGAAACTGATTGAAAATATTATCAATAAAGGAACAAAAGGAGTGCTGAATGATTTCGAGAATCTTACCAGTTTGTCTAGTGGCGCTGAGTAGCGGCTGTAGCTTGATTGGCGGCAAGCCCTATGTGCCAGAGACAAAGGCGGTCGAGGTGGTGACGGTGACCAAACAAGCCGTGGTTTACCACCCACCCATGCCAAATCCGATTATGACCAAGCCGGTCGAATGGAAAGTCTTGACGCCAGATACGATGGATGAGTATTTGGAGGATTTAGAAAAAGGCGAGGCGCCAGTTAATGTCTATTATGGGGTCAGCCCTACCGGATACGAGAATTTGTCCGTAAACATGAGCGAGATTAAACGTTATCTGCGTCAAATGTTTTCAATTATTACCTATTACAAGGAGTTAAACGATGGTCAAGACGAAGAAAAAGCTGATTAGCCATCAGGATTTATCAATCATTTGTGCGGAGAGCTATCAATCGGTTGATTTTGAAGAGGCGAACATCGAAGTAGTTGTTCGAGAAAACAGTGTGTTTGCTTTTCGAGGCACTGACGAAGCGAAAGACGTGGTGCGAGATCTGAGAATTTTACCCTGGTGGATTCATGAGTTGGGTTGGGTACCCGCAGGATTTGCGAAGGCGTCCCGCAGACTGGCGACAAAAGTATTGTCCGAGTGCATGGCGCGAGATATTGATAGCGGCGACATTGTCCTGACCGGGCACAGTTTGGGTGGCGCAGTTGCTTTGTTAGTTGGTGCTTTTCTTGTACGAGACGAAGTCAAGGTTAAGGAGATCGTGGCCTACGGCGCCCCACGATGCGGTCGATTGAAGATACTTGATCAAACGCCGGTGACACTTTACCGCAACGGCAAAGACCTGGTGCCCATGGTTCCGCCTTTAATGCGGCGGCACAAAGTTATGGAGGAGTTTGGTGAGCGTAAGCATTACATCCGAGATCACTTCATGAAAAACTACGTCGAAATGCGAAAAGCCCCCAGGAGTTTAGTTTGATGAACGACAAAACGGTTGAACCAAACAGTGAGCTGAATAAGCTCGATACCAACGGTGACAACGTGATCAGTCAAGAAGAATATGAGCAAAGTGAGCGGCGAATACGTTTAGAGCTTTTGAAAAATCAAGATCAAAAGGAAGATCAGCAATTGCGTATGATCTGGTACAGCTTGATTTCACTGCTTATTTTTCCAATTTTATTAATATTTTCAAGTCTTTACGGACTTGACGATGCCGGTAAAAACCTCACGGAGATGAGCAGTATTTTCTTCTTAACGATCGGTGGATTGGTCAGCGTGTTCTTTGGCAGTCAGGCCATCAAAAAAAATGGGAACGGACGATGAACTGTTGGCACTGTAAGACAGAGCTTATCTGGGGTGGCGATCACGACGAAGAAGAAGATTCTGAATATTCAATATCGACAAACTTGTCGTGTCCAAAATGTAATGCACTTGTAATAGTGTATTTGCCAAAGGAAGAGCATTGGTCCGAAAGCCTCCCGGAGACGGACATCACGATAGAAGACAAGGAGACACCTTAATGGAGATGGCATTAGCAGTCGGCTTCCTGCTTGGATACTTAGTAGGGAGATACGCATGAAAGAAAGAAGCAGGGAAAACGTTTACGAGCAGTTGAAAATTGATGAGGGCGTCGAATACAAAGTCTATCTAGATCACCTTGGTTACAAAACCTGCGGCGTCGGTCACCTATGTGTCGAAGGCGACCCGGAGAAAGACCTCGAAGTGGGTGCCCCGGTATCTGAAGCGCGAGTCAAGGAACTCTTTGAATTGGATCTGAATACTGCTATTAGTGAATGCGTGGTCCTATTTGGTGAGGGTGCCTGGGAGGACTTTCCAGAAGAAGTAAAAGAAGTCTGTGTGAACATGATGTTTAATATGGGACGCCCAAGGTATAGCGGGTTCAAAAAGCACTTGGCCGCTTTATGGTCAGGAGACTGGGCAGAGGCAGGAAGACAAGCCCGAGACTCGAGATGGCATGGTCAGGTAGGTGACCGGGCAGAGCGCCTTTGTTTGAGGCTGGAGGCCCTCGATGGATAAAAACACCTTTACGCACAAAATCAGAGATGAACTGCTTGATCGAGCAAAAGACTTGGTCAACGGTCCACGGAACGAAATTTACGGCGATCCAGAGGAAAATCACCAACGGATCGCAGATATGTGGGGCGTTATTCTTAAACGAGATGTATCCCTGCATGAAGTCTATTTAATGATGTGCGCGCTCAAAATGAGCCGATTGATTGAGTCACCGAATCACAAAGACAGTTGGATTGATCTGATCGGTTACGCGGCGTTAGGAGGAGAAAATGAGTTTGCAAATGGCGATGTTTACACCAAGGAGCGAGTGGTTGCCGCCCTTGGAGCTACCCGATCTTACGGCGGCGAAAAAAATCGCAATCGACGTGGAGACGAAAGATCCTAACCTGAAAGTGAACGGACCCGGATGGCCGACTGGCGATGGTGAAGTTGTCGGCTACGCCATAGCCGTGGACGACTGGTCTGGGTATATACCAGTTCGGCACCTTGGCGGAGGCAATCTTGACGAAAAGATTGTCAATCGATGGCTAAAGAAAGTGTTCGAGTGCCCTGCTGACAAGATTATGCACAATGCCCAATACGACCTTGGCTGGATCAAGCAGATGGGGTTTCAGGTGAATGGCAAAATAATTGATACGATGTTGATTGCATCTTTGTTAGACGAGAACCGATTCTCTTATTCCTTAAATGCATTAGCTTATGACTTTCTGAATAAAACAAAGTCTGAGAAACAATTAGTGGAGGCGGCGCGAGAATTTGGTGTCGATCCGAAGGCCGAGATGTGGAAGATGCCCGCTGGCTTCGTTGGACCCTATGCTGAAGTCGATGCCGAACTCACGCTGGAACTCTGGAACTGCTTCAGTGTTCAGCTTGCCAAAGAAGACTTGGGGACAATCGCGGATCTGGAACTGAAACTGCTCCCATGTCTCGTTGAGATGACGGCGAGGGGCGTCAGGATCGATCAAGAGCGGGTTGAGCGAACGCGGGATAATCTTCTCAAGCGGGAAGTGGAGGTGCTGAAAGACATCAAGCGCATCACGGGGATGGAGGTAGAAATCTGGGCGGCTCAAAGTCTCGCCAAGGCTTTCGACAAGGTCGGCATCGATTATCCACGCACCGAAAAGGGCGCACCGAGCTTCACTAAGTTCTTCCTCCAGGACCATGAAGCCCGTCTCCCACAATTGATTGTCCAAGCTCGGAATCTCAATAAGAGTTCCGGCACATTCATCAACACAATCATGAAGCACACTGACAGAGACGGTCGCATTCATAGCCACATCAACCAGATACGGTCCGATGACGGTGGCACTGTAAGCGGGCGTATATCCATGAACAATCCTAACCTCCAGCAAATTCCAGCGCGGGACCCGGAACTCGGTCCGATGATCCGTAGTTTATTCCTCCCGGAGGAGGGTGAACAGTGGGCGGCGATTGATTTCTCGCAACAAGAACCACGGATCTTGGTGCATTATGCTCATACATACGGCAAAACTCGAGGGATTGAGTTAGAAAAAGCCGCTGATTTTGTCGAAGCCTATCAAAACAA